CGCCAGAAGCCTTCCGTCTGTTCCTTCACGAGCGGTTTGTGATTCGCCGCTAGCCAGAGCTTGTGCTGTGGCGTGAACTCGGTCTCTGCCTCATAGAGCTTGCGTGCCACGATGGTGTCACCGCCCGTCAACATCTTGATCACTCGCCCATCCATGGCCCGAGTATCTTCAGCTTCGCTGGCGGTCACCAAGCGCGCGCCGCGCATGCGGGCGAGATCGGTGCGCGGTCCATCACCGTTGCGTGACATGAAGCTGGCGAAGTCTGACTGTCGGGCGTAGTCACCCATCAGAGCACGGATGGTCTCGAGGAAGGTGCTCTTGCCGTTGCTTCCCTGTCCATAGCAGAAGAACAGACACTGCTCGCGTGTGTCGCCCGTGAGAGAGTAACCGACGGCTCGACGCGTGAACTCCACCAACTCATCGTCGCCATTGAACACCTGTGACAGGAACAGTTCCCATCGTGGCGCGGTTGCCACCGGGTCGTACGTCACGGGGGCCAAGCGCGTGATGAGATCGGTGCGACCATGCTTGCGCAGTGCACCCGTCTTCAGGTTCAGCGTTCCGTTCTCCACGTTCAACAGCCACGGGTTCGCGTCATAGTCATCCGTGGTCGTGGTCAGTTCTGGCTCGGTTGCCGCCAGTTCCAGCAATGCCCGGATGGACGAGGCACGCTCGGACTTCACGGCATGTCCCATCATGGCGTCCCGTGCCTCTTCGTCTGCCAGTGCCGACGCCTCTTGATAGATGGCACGCACGGTCATCTTCGCCATGCGCTCTACCTCACCCGTGGTGTCCTGCGTCCAGCGCGTGCGGTCGTACACCATCCATGGGCGCCTGTACGCCATGACCGCACGCACGCGGTCGCGGTACCGTTCGATGAATCGCCGCGCGTTGCCGAGGTCCGTCATGTTCTCCGCGTCCTGCACAGGTTCCTTCTTGGCGATGCTCCGCGCGATCTTGACCAACTGCCTGTCTGACAGCGGCGGCTCCACGCTGGTTTCGTTCATCTCACGCAGTGCCGCAATGATGGCGTCCTCTGTGGCACCGCGTCGCCGCATGGTCCCCGCCAGCGACGTAAGCATGCTGTCTCGCTCACCCTCTCCTATCATCTTGGGCAATGGTGGTGCCGCGCTCTTCTTCATGGTCGTGTGCTGTGCGTCTACCAGTTCGTGCAACGCCTGTGGAAACGGCACCAGTGACCGCTTCATGATCCAGCGATACGCGCGTCCGGTGTCGGGATGCACGCTCGGCGGTGCCACCACGTAGCCACCGTCACCCAACACGTCAAGCGCGTGCACGGTGCCGTCGCGCTTCAGCTTGATCACGCGAGAAACAGGTGCGCCATCCAGACGCGGCCCGAAGTATAGATGGAGCCTCGCCTTGGTGCCGCTCGTGGCCGTGCGCGTGATCGGGATGGGCAACGACTCCAGTAGTCGATGCCCGCTTGGTCCGTCTACGTCGACTACAATCGGTCCCGTCGTGCTGTCACACGCGATGCCGACGTTGGCGTCCGGGTATTGACGCCACCACTTCCGGATCTGCTTCCGGTCTATCGTGGCGTCGAGGTGACCATGCGTTCCAGGGAAGGGAAACTTGCCGTTGAGCGGAAAGACCTTCCATCCACGTTGCGCATATCGCAGTGCGCCGTCCAAGCATGTAGCCATGACCATCCCGATACGTGAGAGGGTGACACGTAGCGCGTATCCGGGTACGCGCTACGCGAAGACGATCAGCGAGTGCTACTTCTTGCGGGTCGTCTTCTTCGTCACCTTCTTGGTCGCGACCTTCTTCTTGATCGGAGCACGACGCTTCACGGCCGGCTCATCATCTTCATCTTCCTCGTCATCGTCCTCGTCCTCGTCCTCATCTTCATCATCCTCTTCGTCGTCTTCTTCATCCTCCTCATCTTCGTCTTCGTCGTCTTCATCGTCTTCGTCCTCTTCGTCAGCGTCGTTGTCCTCGTCATCGTCCTCATCATCGAGGTCATCGTTCAACTCCTCTTCGTCCTCGTCGGCCTCCAGCGGAAGGTACTGCACGATCTTGTTCTGCTTCTTCTTGTTGTAGACCTCTTCCTTGATGATGGCGCGAAGCTCCTTGTTCTTGATCAGCTTGACGAACTCTTCCAGCGTGAGCTTCGTCTTCTTGATGCCCAACGCCTTCAGCAACTGCGCCACCTTCCAGCCGACGTGCGGAGCGATGTTGTCGAAGATGATGGTGCTCTTGTGCTTGCCCTTGGTGATGACGATCTGCACCTTGGCCACGTTGCCCTGAGTGCCCTTGGCGACGGCGGTCTTGGCAGACACCTTGACCTCGTACTCGCCGCCTGGAGCGGTCTTGAACTTCTTGCCCTTGTAGTCGTCGTCGGTCAGCGCGATGACGTCTCTGCTCTTCTTCTTCACGGTCATTGGTGGAACCCTCGTAGAGAAAGTGAATGAACCTGCAGACCAACAGGTGGAATGCTAGTCGTCTGTCTCCTCCGTGGGCGGCTTGCGTTGTTCCGGCTTCGGTCCTGCCGCGATCAGAGCGAAGAGGGAGGACAGCTGTGACGTGTCCTTGAAGTTGATGCGAATCTTTCGTGCCTCGGGCGGAAGCCACCATGCGCGGGTCTTGGCGTAGAACTCATCCGTTGCGTCCATGTGCAGGTAGCGCACGCCCTTCTTCCCGATGCGGAGGTAGAAGGTGTGATCGACGAAGTAGGGCAGACGGTCCTTCATCTGTCCGATCAGGTTCGGGCGCACCTGTCCCGTGTTGAAGTCTTCCTTGCTGGAGCAGATGAGGATCTTGTGGATGGGCACGCGCTTGAACTTGCGCAGGTATCGCGCGAGCTTGTTGTACATGATGCCGTACTCACGCTGTTCGATCTGGTCAGCCTCGCGGTCGGCGTCCTTTTCGAGTGCCCTCTCCGCGAGCTCATCGAGCACCATGCCCTGGATGTCGTCCCAGTGATCGAACACGAGCGAGCCATATCTCGTGCTCCAGTCCCGACGACCCGTGCCCGTGAAGTTGTCATACGCCGTGTCGAGGTCCTTGATGCTGAACACGTCTTCACTGTGTACGTGCTCGAGACCGGGACGTTCCGCAATGCTGATGAGTCCCTGATTGCTGTCCAGGAACGCAGGCTTCGGTGCCGTGGCCGCGAGCGTCGTCTTTCCGGCACCGCTGTCGCCATGGATTACCACGGTCTGCCAGCGGCGTCGTGCCTGTACTGCCTTCATCGGGTCTCCCGTTCTGTGGTGTATTCGCTCTTGAGCACGAACTTGAGATCCCGTGGCTCACTGCGCAATAGACACGGGTTATAGAAGTCACAGTCCCACTGACAGGACGGCTGTACGTTGGGATAGATGCGTGGTGCCACCATGTCTGCGGCGATAGACTGCACGTCGCGCACCCATCGGTCGATCTCTTGATCAGTACGCTCCACCATCGTGCGACTGAACAGCGCGGCCGTCACCCGCGGTCCGGGCATCTGTCGTCTGAGGATGGTGTGGTAGGCGATGTACCGTCGGTGCTTGGGGAACTTCTGTCGTAGTGCCCACAGATACGTCGACAGCTGAAAGTTGAGGTCGATCATGCTGAAGTCTATCTTGCTCTTCGTCTTGAATTCCTGCATCGCCATTGTTCGCTTGAGCGTGACGGGTTCAAAGCGGTTGTCGATCTTGCCACGCACGATGATGCTCCCGTCCTTGGTGAGTGGCAGGTCGAACCACTCTTCCGGCGCACACTCACGCAGTCCGATTTCCCGATCCTCCATGCGCGCCCATGCCGCATACCCGATGACCATGGCGCGCACCATGACGCGCATCTTCTCATCAAGCACGAAGCCCGTGGCCTTCTTCAACTCGACGTTGACGAATACGCCGATCAGTCGACGTCCCTGCTTGCCATACCGGATCTTCGGCTGGAGTCCATGCCACTGTTCCAGCGTGTCGTGGACGATGATGCCGATGCTTCGATACTCCCGACTGTCGGTCTTGCGCCGCAGTCCCGCAAGGTACGACCAGTACCAGCGAGAGCGACACCGCAGGAACGCGCTCAGTTCACTCACGCTGACGATCAGCGGGTGCGCGGGCGTGGGGTTTACGGCGGGGACCATGTCGTTCGGCGGCAAGACGGGCAGGGTCTTGCGCCGATGGATGCTGACGGTGCGTTCAGTGTTCACGCGGAGTGGTCCTCAAACAGGTGACGCAGAGTACCGGCTGTGAACACTTCGGAGAACGTGCGGTGCTTGCGCTCCAGTCGCTCGCCTTGGCGTTGCTCATAGCTGTCCTCTACGGTGATGTGGTACACGGTGGTCGGCGCGATCTTCCCGGTGCCCTCTTCTGGTCGATTGACGCGTCCTTCGCTCTGCTCCAGGCCGCGCGGGTTCCACGGCAGGTCCAGATGTATGACGTAGCCGTACTTCCCGAGGTTCAATGACTCACCTCCTGCTCCCGTCTGTACGATCAAGGCGTCCAGTCTGCCATTCAAGAATGCACGCTTGTTCACCTCTCGCACACGGCTCTTCACCCGGCCCGTGATAAGCTTCACGCGCCGAATGCCCTGCCCGTACAGATAGGTCTGAAGACGCTCAGCGGCCTGACGGAACGCCGTGAAGATGACGGGCGGTGCATCTAGCTCACCGATCAGTTCCGCGACCACGGGATACTTGACGCTCGGTGTGCTGGACCTGATCAACGCCGGGTCCACCAGATACTGACGCAGACGCGTCACGCGAGCGAGGTCATTGGGCACCAACAGCACGGTCGGGTCCACGGCCTCTAGCTCTACGAACAGTCGCTTGCGCAGACGCTTATATTCGGCGCGTGCCTTGGGCGTGAGCGTGACCGTGCGCGGGATGCGCGTGACGTCCCGACGGCCGAGGCTGGCGTTGGTGCGGCGCAGGGTGAAGGGCGCAAGTTCCCACTTGAGTAGACGACTGTCGCGCGTACCGAGCACCTGGAACCCACCGAAGTGCATGGGTACGGCCAGTGCATGTTGATGGAAGAACCGCCAATAGGACGAGTATCGTTCTGGGTGCAGAAAATGGAGGATGCTCCACAGTTCATCCGGTCGGTTGGTGAACGGATGCGCGGTCA